TGTTGTTCGATTTGCTTGTGGTAATGGGCATCCTTGTGACCCATCTATTTACTCAATTAATTACTATCCTGACAATAGCTGTCCTTCAGATTTAAATGAAGACGGTATTGTAGGATTTGAAGATATTTTACAAGTGCTCAGCGATGTTGCTGGGTTCAAATATCATCCACAGACTAACAATGGATTTAATGCCATTGTTAAGGTTCTGTCAGAATGGGGAGAGTGTAGTGAGTGATTTATATGATCCAAGAGTCTCTTTATTAAGAGGCATTGAGGAAGCTCTTAGGAGCAATGCAGGTGGTGTAAGAAATGCACATCCTTGGATTGTCCCTTTGTGGACAGCCTTAAATGATACAAGATCTTTAGTTGAGCAGTTAGAACTTGAACTTGAAGGGTTTAAAGCTCAAATTGAAGAACTTAAGAAGCCCAAGGTTGGAAGACCAAAGAAGAAGACAAATGCAAAAGAGACTGATTCTGGGGTTCTGGAAACCTGAATCTTTTGTAGATCATTGGTATATCTCTTTAGCCTCACCTAAGTATGCTCATTGTGCGATACTATTGGGTCACTGGTACTTAGGCACTTGGCCTGAAGGGAATGCTTGGGTTTCTTTGAAAGATCCAAATACCGAGGAGAGATTTAGAAAGCCCGATGTGGCTTTTGATTTTGGGCCTACGGATAAAGAGATTGATGATTATAAATATCTTGAATCTACGCGTCTACCTGTAATAGATACACTGCTGTTTAATATTATTAGAGAATCTACAGGACACGCACTTTATCCTAAGCCTCAAAATAACTGTGTGCATTGTTGCAGACAGGTACTTGGATTATGGGATGATGATATTCAAACTCCAGATGAATTGTACGAAAGAGTAATAAATGAAAAAACAAGAATGGCCTCACATCGACAAGAGGCTGATTGAGATTCTAGAAGAAAAATTTGCAATTACAGATAAAGATTTAACCAAGAATGAAGGCGAACGATTTCATTTAGCAGGTCAACGATCTGTAGTTGCATTGCTTCAAAATCAACTTGAAATACAGAAAAAGAAATGAGGTTATGCTATGGCATATGGTGATCCAATGTACGACCGAGATGGCAACATCGTTGGTTATGAAGGTATGGAAGCAGAAGAAGTTGGCATGACAGATGCAATGGGAAATATTAGAATCCCAGGTCCTGAAATGTTAGATCCTGATGCTATTGATACTAGCGATATTTTAGATGAAGATGCTTTAAGAGCAGAAGCTTTAGAAGTTTCGCAGTTCTTGGCTGAACAATTAAAAGCTGAGAAAAGTCGCAAAAAAGGCGCAGCAAAAGCAGCAAAACGTCTTCAAGATAAAAAGGCTAAGGAAGCTGCAGGTAAAGCTGAGATTCAAAGAATTAATAAAGAACGACAGCAAGAAGTTGCAAAGATGTCTAGAGGCCAAGCTATGAGAAAAGAAATGCTTGATCGTAGAGGCAAAGGCGGTAGACGAGGCCGTATGTTTAGGCGATTAAGTGCATTTAGAATTCCAGATGGTTCAGGTTTGCCCGGACAAGGCGGACAAGGAACCATGTTTAACTGAGGTACTATAAATGGAGATGGCAGAAAAATCTATTGAGGATCGTTTCTTCGCATTCGATTCACTTCGTACAGCAAAGCTAGACAGAGCTAGGGGTTGTTCTGCCTTAACATTGCCTGAGTTATTGCCACCTGTTGGCTACTCTGAGACTGAACAACTGGTTACTCCTTATTCTAGTATTCCTGCTAGAGGAGTTAACGCATTAGCATCTCGTATTATGAGTGCTCTTTTGCCTCTTAATGATTTGCCCTTCTTTAGGTTCTTTCCAAAGACTGGTGAATATCCTCCCTTAGAAACTCAAGAATATCTTGAATCTATGGCTTCAAAGCTACATAAAAAATTAAATAGCAAGAATCTTAGAGAAGCTATTTATCAGGCTTTACAACAACTGTTGGTGCTTGGTGATGCTTTACTTATTCTTGAAGATGATATGGTTTTTAGAACAGTAAGGTTAGATCATTACGTTGTTAAACGAAACCATAGGGGTGAGGTTATTGAGATTATTTACTTAGAACATGCAGCAAAAGCTAGCAAGACTAGTGCCATGGATGACTCCTATAACCCCGGTGTTGTATATCCAACTGCAGTTTCTAAAAAAGGATATGATACTATCTTTAATAGATTGGTATGGAACGATGAAGCTAAGCATTGGGAAGTCAGTGTTGAAAAGGGTAAAGAGATTATCTCTGAAGGTATCTACAAGGTACTCCCGGTTATCGCGTTGCGTTGGCAGTCTGTAACCAATGAGAACTATGGTCGATCTCATGTTGAAATGAATATCGGTGATGTTAAGTCCTTAGAGTCTTACACTGCAGCTCTTATTGAAGGTCTGTCTGCAAGCTCTGCATTCTGGATGGCTGTAGACCCTTCAGGGATTACAGCTCTAGATGATATCTCTAGTCAATCAAATGGTACATGGGTTTCAGCAAGGCAACAGGACGTATTTGCCATTACGCCCTCTAGCACCATGAACCCTCAAGTATCTTTGAGTATGCAGGCTGTAGAAACTATGCGTAAAGAGGTAGCTCAAAGCTTCCTTATGTCTGGTAGTGCTATTCCATCTGGAGATAGAGTTACGGCTACTGCAGTGCGTATGATTGGACAAGAGTTAGAGCAAGTATTAGGTGGTGTATTCTCATCTATTGCTAGAGACTTATTAGTTCCAATCGTAAAAAGAACCTTCTACTTAATGGTAGATAATAAAGAAGTGGATGAACGCTTAGTGTCTGAGTTCCAAGACGAAGACTCAGGTGTTCTGTCTGTTGATATTGTTACTGGACTGCAGGCTCTTAGTAGAGAGTCTGACAGAGAACGTCTCATGGCTATGGGCGAAATGATTCGCAACTTACCACAAGAGGCTGTGCAAAACTTTAAGTTTGATGAGTATGCTAGAGCTCTGATTACAAGCCTTGGCTTTGATCCAAGAAACTGGGTTAAGAGTGCTGATGAGCTTGAAGAAGAGAAAGAAATGGCTATGGCTGATCAAGCTAAGATGCAAGCCGTAAATGCTATGACCACTGCTCATGCTCAGAATAGTGCAGTAGCAATGCAACAACAAGGCCAACCCGCAGCAGCTCAACAAGTTAATGAAGCTGTTCAACAAATGATGTAACCAAGGAGATAATACATGGAAGAAAATACACAAGCACCACAACCAACTGAATCAGTTCAACCTGGCATTGAACAACAAGTTCAAGCACCTAATACTGACCAACAAGCTACAGCACCTCCTCAATTAAGTGCTGAAGCTCAGCAGTATAACTATGAGCGAGAGATGTTTGTTAAGGGTGCTCAGGGCAGTATGGATTTGCCCGGAAACTTTAAAGACTTTGGAGACTACTTTGATTCATTAAAGGAAGCTCAAGGTCAATATACACAAGCTAGACAAGAGATCTCAGCATTAAAAGCCCAGATGGCTACTGATGCTTTAGCTCAACCCGCACCTGAAGTTCAGGAAGGTGAGCAAGAATCTTATGATGGCTTCTTAAATATTCCAGACCCAGCTGAAGTTCTTAAGGCTAAGGCTCTGGAAGACTTACAATATGCTTCTCAACCTAGAGAAGTTACTCAAGAGATGACTGATGCATGGTCGCAAGAATATGTGCAGAATCAAGGACAGTTTACGTCTGAAACTCTTGAGGCGATTAAACAATCATTTCCCGGTGTAAGTGATGATATGATTTACACCTTTTATCAGGGCATGAAATCTATTGAGCAACAGAATGTTAATAAGGCAGTAGAAGTTGCAGGTAGTCCTGATAAGTTAAAGGAAGTTATTGCTTGGGCAGCGGACAATTTAAGTGCTGAAGAAAGAGTTGCAACTAATGAAGCACTTCAAGGTCCCGGTTCTGAGTATGTACTTCGTGGTTTAATGGCACGTTATGAGGCTGATTCAGTCTCTATGCGGGCTGAAGAACCACAACAAGTCCCTGACAGAGTTGCTAATGCAAGTGCTGTTGAGGCAATCCAAGGATTTGTTAATCCACAAGAAATGAATGCTGCTATGAGGGATCCGCGATACGTTCAAGATCCTGAGTATAGAGCATTTGTTTCTCAAAGGTTAGCAAGGACTTCTTGGTTAACTAATGGCGGTAGTTGAGCCACCGCCGACTCGGACGAGTTATAACAAGACTAGAAACTAGTGATTAGTATTCAAGATGTTACGATATAACAACTCCCCCGGGTAAAGCTGACTCCCCTTGAGGGAACAATCAAGCTCTGGGTTTATGTATTTGGCTCATGCTAATTATTTAAACCTAAAAAGGAAAATTAAAATGCCAACTTTTTCTAGTGATCATTCACAACCTAACCTCAATCTTGTTAGATGGGGTGCGAAATCTGGAGATGCTACAGCTGCTATTAAGCAAATCGGTTTAGAAGCCGGAATCGGAGATATGAATCTCTGGCTTAATACTTGGGCTGGTGAAGTTCTTCATGCTTATGATGCTTACAATATCTTTGAAAGCTTAGTCGATCAAAGAACCATTGACTCTGGTACTACCATTGAATTCCCAGTGACCGGTACTATTGCTCTTAATGAAGCTTGGGAATCAGGCGAAGAGCTTTCAGGTGGCGGTACAACGACCTCTACCTTTACGATCTCATTAGACCGTAGACCTATCGCTGCTCACTTCGAGCTCGATAACATTGACCTGATGCGTGAGCAGTTCGAATTCCGATCTGAGCTCGCTCGTCAAGCTGGTCTTACGCTTGCTAATGAAAGAGATCGTCAGATTGCTCGTCTTCTTCACAGCTGTTCTGTTGAGGGCTCTAGAGTCCACAACAGAGAAGGTGAAACTCCTACTGCTGATCTGGATACTTCAGGTGTCTTTGAAGGCATGGATACCCGCTACAGCGGTCGTATCTATAATGCTGATGGTAGTACTAACTTTGATGATTTAAGTGGCGAAAAACAAGGCCTCTTTGTTCTTGCTGCTATTGAGAAAGAAATGGTCAAGTACAAGGAATTAGATATTCCTGATACTGGCTTAGTTGCGGTAATCCCTCCTGCGGTCTTTAACGAGATTCGTAGATTAGGTATTGCTCATGTTTCTCATGGTGGACCAACTGGTACTGGCACTGCCTTTAATCAAGGTGGATATAGCGATCCTCTGTTTATGGGCATTGCTCAAGCTACTAGCATGAGCTCTACCCTTGACTACATGGGTTGCACCATCATGGCTTCTAACCATATTTCTCAGCCACAAGGTAACTACGTTGCTGGTGATGCTAATTACCAAATTCCATTAAGCCCATTCATTAACCCTGCTGATGGTGATGATCAAGCTGATGCAAACCGAGCACTTCAAGGTAACTTTAGAGGAGCTATCTTCTCTAGAGGTGCTGTTGCTTCGGTTCGTAAACAAGGTCTGAAGGTTGATACCGTTGAAGATGTTCGTAGAAATACCGTGTTTACGGTTGCTTCCACCTACATGGGTGGCGGCATTCTGCGTCCTGAACTCTGCGCTTCTATTTGGAACTTAGCTGGTGTAACAACCGATGGTAATGATGGAACTGCTAACAACGGTTTTGATAACCGCGCCTCAAGACAAGCGTTTAACGCTGGTACTGACGTTCAGATTTCGGTCTGATACATTTTAATTCCAATCCCCTTGGCTTAACGGCTAAGGGGATTATTTTTTATTTTACTATTTAAAGAGAGGTACATATGTCCGCAACAGATAGCTTAACTGAATTAGAAGCTGTAAACTATATGTTAATTAGTGCTGGTGAACAGCCAGTAGCAGCGTTAGGAACAGCCGATCAAGGTACTGACACTGTTACTGCACAATTTATCCTCAATGATGTTGTTACTAAAGAGTTTCAAGAGAGAGGACTTGATGAGAATGTCTATGAAACCATCATTGCTGCAGCAGGAGATAACACAGTGTCTCTGCCAGCAGGAACAATTGATGTGTATCTTAGAGACTTGCTTGAGGTTACTGACTCAAGTGGTGAGAATAAAGGGCAGATGAATGTCACTGTTCGTGATGGTAAACTTTTTAATGTAACTTCTCAGACCAATGACTTTAGTGCCTATACTAGCAAGGTTACTGGTCAAGGTGGGTTTAGATTGGTTGTAAAGGTGTATCTTCCTTTTACTAGTCTTAATGTTGCTACTAGACGCATGATTATGGAAGAGTCTGCAAGGCGGTATCAAATGCTTACTCAAGGTGCTAGTAACGTTGATGCTATGCTTAGCGGTAGAGCACAACTTTCTAGAGCTCAGGGTAGATCTAATGATACAAATAACAAGGGTAGAAACCTTTTTGATGGCAGCGATTACAATAGATTCTTTGCTGTTAATAGAACCTTCTTCCCTAAATACGGTAGTCATTTATCTGATTATGTGAGGAGAGGATAATGCCTACACAAAAGACAACAATTAAGATGCCCTCATTCTCTGGGGGTGTGGCAAAGACTGCTCCCAGTAAAAGAAGACCTGACCAAGTAGAGGAAGCTGATAACGTATTCTTATCCCTCGAACGAAGCAGTGAGAAGAGACATGGTACTACCTTTGTGCAAAGCGACAGCAGAACTGGTGGAGACTTAAACATTACCGAGCCTACGGCAGGTGAGTTAGTCATTGAAAATTTTAGATTAGATAAAGACAATAGCATTTTTGTTGTCATTAATCCAGCTGCAGCTGCAGCTAATATTGTTCAGTTATTCAATATGCAGACAGGCAATAAGATTACCGCCTCTTCTTTGAATGATACTAATGGTAATATGACTAAGTTAAAGACCTATTTAAACATTGGATCTGGAGCTTACAGTGATAAGATTAAAGTTCTTAGAGTTCAAGACTCTCTTGTTATTCTTAACACTGAAGCTGAAGCTAAGTTTAAGTTAACAGATGAAGGTCAAGAGTTAACCTATGAGGCTTTAGATAGATTTACTAGTAGATTTGCTGGAAATTTTGCTGGTACAACTTCTAAAACTCAACTTTTTAATGGAACACCTCCTTTTGAGGGGACTGCATCACCCTTTATGTATCACGGTGCTGATGATGCTAGTCAAGATTCTTCAGCTGATGATAGAAGATTTTATGAATATAATTTTTCTAATGCGTTAAATATTAGACAAGCATTGGGCAGAAAAATTTATAAAGCAGACACTGGGGTAAATCAAGCTGCTACAGGTACTAACTCAACGCCAGCAGATACTGCACCAGATGTAGGTGATATAGATCGCACTGAATATCCTTATGGCCTTTTTCCTCTTTATAAATTAATTAGTCGTTATGATTCTAGATTTACTCAAACTAATTTTTCACGTTCTGGAGGAACAATTTCTGAAACTGAACAAGGGAAAATAGATTACTGGGAAGAATTTGGATATGTTCCATCTGATAATAGAGATAGAACTTATAACGCTACTTTTGCTAGTATTGCTGATAATCAAAACTCAGTTAGTGTAGGGAAGTACTCAGATTTAGGCGGTAGTCCTGATGCTTTACGCTTTAGTACTTCTATTAGCTCTAGTTTTATTGAAGGTATTACTACTTCTAATTGGCCTGTAACTCGAACACCTTTTGTTCGTAATAAAAGTGCAGTTAGAAATGCCATGAAAGCTTTACATAGCGAAGGTGTAGACGATGTTACTTGGGTCTTTCGAGATGGAGAATCTCTAGACTATAAACAACGATTTGGAGCTTATTATCTATTAGGAAACCCTGCTGATGGTGATGGGTTTATCTTTAATATTAGAGAAAAAAGTGGACCTTTTCCCTCGGGGTTTTATAGAACTATTTCAACTCCTATTGATTATGATTTATACGGAGGAGAAGAAGGTAAGATTATTGAAAGATTTAAAAGAAAAGGTGTAGAAGATGATGCAGACGCTGATCATGGAGTACCTGTATATCAAGAAATTACGCCTACTCCTGCTCCTAGAATTGCCGATACAAATGCTTATCCCGAATTTACCTTAACAAATTTTCAAGGTGCAGCTCCATATTATCAAAGAATTAGAACACCAGAATTAGGATCTGTATTTGATAGAACTACTATGCCTCATTTAATTGCATGGAATGGCAGTGTTTCTAGTCCTGACTTTTTAGTTTCAGAAAGTCCTTGGACTCCTAGATTATCAGGAAATAAGTTTAATAATCCGGGTCCTTCTTTTATTTCTCTTAGTGAAAAGCCTTATGATATTTCAGCAAAAGCCGCTTCTCTTGAATTAATTACAGCTGACGAAGGTAATGACTATTTTGGCTTTAGTTCACTTCTTGGTACCAGCGAAAAATCAAAACTTGCAACTAGATATACTACTAATAATACTAATCATGCTTATGGATTAAGCGATAATGCTACTATTCAATTAATTGATGCTGAAAGCTCGCCTACAACTAAGACATACAAGCAAGTATCTATTTATGATATGGATGAGACTCCTCCCTCAAATACTGTTTACTTTTATCATGGGGAAAACGGACACGAGTGGGCTTGTAACTTTAAAGATGCTGTTGAAGGAAGTAGCGGACATAACGGTACTATTTTAGTTGATATTGAACATTATCCTAAAATTGTATTAACCCAAAAAAGTACTGGTACTCAAGGTAATACTACTGTTACTTTAGGTGCTGATATGTTAGATGTAACAAATAATGCTCCTGATTATAAAAATTCAGTATTAGCATTAGATCCCGGCAATTTTACGGGAGGTGAAGGAACTATTAATCAAGCACCTACAAATACTGGTGGTAAGATTAGTGCTATTGGATATTGGGAAAATAGATTATGGATGGCTTCCGGTAATACTATTGTAAGCTCTCAAAGAAATAACCCATATAACTTATGGTTTGATGATGGTGATACCCCAACTGATGACGATCCTATTGACCTTAGCCTTAGTGAAACTGATGCTACTAAAATTCAATGGATTGTGCCTTTTGCCTCTTCATGTTTCTTAGGTACTGACGGTACACAGCAATTTGTTCTTAGTGGAGCTGAGGATTATATTTCTCCTAGTACTATTGTGCTTTCTAAGGCTACAGAATATAGTACCTCAGCAACAGCTAAGCCTTTAAACATTGGTGAATCTTTGTACTTTGTAGACAATGGGCGTTTATTTGTTTATAACAAAACAAAAAATGGTAGAGAGTATTCTTATTCTGTATCAGAACCAGTCTTTGGTTACTTCCCTACAAATGTAACTCAAACACTGCTTGTCCCATCAAATGACTATGCTCTATTTACAACAAATGATACTGATAAAGAGAATCATATCTATGTTTTCCATCAAAGGTTATTGCCTGATGGAAACATCGGTCAACAAGCTTTCTATCGTTGGATTTATGGTGAGAATGATAGCTCTGCTCCTGAGATTAAAAATATCTCTAATACTGGAGATAACCTTCATATTCTAACCAAAGAGAATAACAAGTATTTTGTTCAAACTATGTCAATGTCTAGAGTTCTAGAGACTGATATCCTGCTCGATAAAAAACAAGTAGTATCTTCAGCTACTTCAACCAATGGAGGTAATACTCAATGGCTTATTCCTTATGTTACCACTACAGCTTCTATTGTAAGACATACTAATAATTTTGTACCTTTAACAGGTCTTACTTATACAGATAACGGTGATGGTACAACTACTATTCAACAGTCAGGAACTACATATGCTTCCGAGCCAGTAACAATTGGAGAGCCCTTCACTATGAAGCTGGAACTTAGCCCTTTTATTCTTAGGGATGAGAACAGTACTCATATTGATTCTCTGGTTCAAATTAAAAGCATAAATGTAAGGCATCATAAGACTGGTAAATATGAGATTGATGTTACTCGTCGAGGTAGAACTAATAAGAAGAGTGATCTTTTGTTTGATCCATCTAGGACTAGTAATGCCTTAATTACTATTAACGATGCTGATACCAGCACTCCATTACACACACAAAAGAATGGTCAATTCAATGCAAGAATTGCAGCAAATGCCGACGATGTAGAGATTATTCTTAAATCTACCTATCATGCACCTGTAAATCTTACAAATGTTGAAGCACAAGTAGACGCTAATATTGGCGTGAATGTGAGTATCGAATGATGAAGATGTTACATGTTACTTGGACTGATCATGAATCAAACGGTGGTCCTAACTGGGAATCAGCTGAGGACCAAATGGCATGGGCTGAAGAAGAATTACCTATTGGTCAAACCATAGGCTTTCTTTTTCACGAAACTCCCTTGTATATCGTATTAACTGATACACTATTAGGGGACAACACAAGCGCATGTCATAAACTTTGTAAACAAAATATTATTGAAATAAAGGAGTTATATTATGACCACATCAGATGAAAGACTGAGCAAGCTGAGAGACTTGCTTATTGATAGCACTATTGATTATTTGCAGTCTGAAACCTCAGACAAGTCAATTAACTGTGCTAGAGCTGTACTCAAGGACTTGGCTCCTAGAGAAGACGTAGAGCTGTCTGAAAAGCAAGCTGAAAGGATCCAAATGGCTATGGGCGAAGCCCCATTTAAGCTTAAGAATGGATCATGATTAATAATAAGCTAGATGAGAGATTAATCCCATCTAATGTTCCTGAGGAGGCTGTACAAGATTTTAGGAACTATGGCTATTACGTGATGAAATATATGGGTTTTGGAGAACCAACGCCCATTCAATATGGCATTATGGATGCTCTACAGAATCACGATAATGACATGGTTCTGGCAGCAGGTCGAGGTACAGGTAAGAGTGTTATCACATCTATGCTTGCTTCGTGGTGGCTCTTAAGAGATCCTAATGTCACAATCCTAGTCACTTCTGCAACAGCTCAGAAGGCTATTGACTTTATCTCGATGACTAGGAACATTTTAACAGCAGTCCCATTCATGAACCATCTCCTGCCCGGAGAGGACGATACAGATAATGCTATGGCGTTTAACACTGCGTCACGGATCAAGGTGTCTCAGGACAAGTCTGTAAGTGCTGCAGGTATTACATCCCAGATTATTGGTCGGCATGCTGACTATATCGTGGGTGATGACCTTGAGGTTCGAGGTAACTGTGATACTCAGGAAATGAGAGACAAACTATTGGGTCGTATTCATGAGTTTGAGTCTATCCGTAATAAGGGTGGTCGGGTTATCTTTTTAGGTACTCCCCATACTCGTGATTCTAACTATAATAAATTGGCAGCTGCAGGCTACCCTTTTATTAAGTTTCCAGCAGAGTTTCCTGACCCCACAATACCTACTAGAATAGAGCATATTAGCTCATGGATCATGGATCGAATGGTAGAACTCGAAGCTAGTCCGGGCGATCCTACGCAGCCTGAGCGGTTTGATAGGCAAACTCTGGATGAGAGGCTTTCTAAAATTGGACCGGCAAATTATGCGCTTCAATTTCTTTTAGATACCAGCCTTTCGGACGAAGAAAAGTATCCTCTTAAATTAAGAGATATTATCTGTACAGATGTAGGTCTTGAGTCATTTCACCAAAAGGTGCAACATGCCAGGTCAAATCCTTATAAAACTATCAATAGCGTTGGTATGTCTGGGGACAAGGTTTACTACCCTATGTACAAATCTGAAGGGTTTGAAGATTATATTATCACTACTATTCATGTAGACCCTTCAGGTCGTGGGCATGATGAGACTGGTGTGGTGGTAGCTTCTGCTACTCCTACGGGTTATATTTGCATTCATGAAATGTTAGGTCTTGATGGGGGCTATGACGAAACGGTACTTACTAAATTAGCTGAGCTGTCTCTTCAGTATAAAGCTAAATTAATTCGATATGAGGAGAACTTTGGCGATGGTATGTTTGGGACTATTCTTCATCCTGTTATTGCTAAGTATTGCAGCCATGTGGGTATTGACGGATTTCGCGTACATGGTCATAAAGAACAGCGAATTTTAGACACCATTGAGCCTGTTATTGCTAATGGGCGTTTGGTTATGGACCCTAGGGTACTGAGCGATAAAGAGAATCAAATTCAACTGACTCGTATCTCTAGAAGACGGGGTTCTCTTAAACGAGATGACCGTATTGATGCTTTATCCCATGCTATAGGTTATTACACTGATATGCTTGGGGTAGACGTAGATAAGATGATTGTTGCTCAAGAAGAAAAAAATAGGCAAGAAGAGTATGACATGTGGGAGAATGACGGTCGTAGGGCTAACATGATCTCTAGAGGTCTTTCTGGGGCAGTAAAAGTTTTTAATACAAACAAAAAGCTACCAAATCGTCTTATTCAGTGGAATGATATTAGGACTAAACCTAGTAAAAGAGAGTGGTAATGAAAGTTGTTACAGGTATTGGACCTAGAGTAGGGACATCTTTTGTCATGCATGAAGCTTATCTAAGCGGATTGCCTGTAGTAGGTGAGCTATTTCCTTGGTATGTAGATAGAAGAGATAATCCAAATGGATTTTATGAGATGCCATGGGATGAAGAAATTAAACCTTCCGATTACAGGGATACTGTCATTAAACTGTGGGATCCTTGGCCTTTTAGAAAACGAATACAACGATTAGTTATTATTGAACGTGAAGATAAAGAAGCTCAGATAAAGAGCATGGAGACTGTAAACGAAAAGATTCGATTCGATCAACAGACTCATTTAGACATTATAGAGCATTTTTTGGAACAAAAGAAAAAGCTTATGAAGATACCTCATTTCTTTTGTTATACAGAGGAGCTTGACAATAAGATTAAAGATATTATATCATATTTAGGAGACTAATATGCCAATTGTAGCAGCAAGTATTGTAGCAGGAACAGGTATTGTTTCTAGCATTATGGGCAGCAGTGCCGCTAAAAAACAAGCAAAAGCTGAAGCCGAAAATAGAAGAAGAGCTGCATTAGCTAATTATCAGATGACAATGCAAAAAGCAGATGTTGAAGAACAAATGCAAATTCAAGGTATTTTTGCTAAAGGTCAAGCTGCTATTGCTCAAGAAAAAATGAACAATAAAATTGCAATGGCTAATTATAAATATGCAGCTCACAGAGAACAGTTGGCTGTCATGCAAAAGAATTTTAACGCTTCTAGAGGCAGAGGCGGAGGTAGTATTCCAGCTGGGTTAACTGATGAATTAGCTGATCAACAAATGCAAATTATTATGGAGCAAGAAAAAGCAAATGATACTGCTAATAAACAGTTTACTAAAGCTTTAGATTCTTTTTCAAACAATACAAATAAAAGAAAACTAAGCCCTTATTCTTCCTCTGTCATGAGATACAAAATGATAGCTTATAATGATCTTGATAAACAAATCTTTAATACTGATATTAGTTCTATTCACAAATTACGAGCTGCTGAACGAGCAATGAGAAGACGCATAAAAGCCTCAGGTGGCGGTGGTGGACCTATGTCTAAATTTATTCCGGGTAGAAAACCAACTCTGTATGATAGCTCTAAAACAATTACAGCCTCTACCAATGCTGAAATTGCAAATGTTAAAACAATGGCAGAACTTATTAGAAGCAATGCTGAGATTGCTAAAAAAGCCGAAACTCAAAACATTGCAACGGGTTATGAAGCAGCTAGAAATGCTGCAGGTTCTCAAATGATGATGGGTATTGCAGGCTCTATTGCCGGTGGAGTAGGAGCTTATATTAATGCAGGTGAAAACTTTACTGACCCAAATATTTCTAATCCAGCTTCAAACCCAACTCCGCCCGTAGGACCTCCTGCACAGCCACCTTTAGCCGGTGGATCTAGTAATCCCTATGAACCATATTTACCTGAAAATCTTTTAAATTAATAGGAATTTATAATAATGAGTTTAATTTTTGGACAAGATAATCAATTTACGCCAGCACAGATTCCTACGGCTGTAACGCCATTTCAAGGTGTCGAGACTGTCCCTGTTATCAATGTTGCTCCTAAAACTTCTGCATTAGATCATTTCTATGCATTTGAGAAAAATTTTCAAAGAACATTTGATGTTTTTAGTAAGGCACTTGATAATA